TCTTCTCCCACGTTGGTTACCCCGTTGGGGAAACGAGTTACGAGCAGATTTGACATTTGGTTCTCCTGTAGAGAGGGAGGCCGAAGCCCCCTCTTAGGTTTAGACGCCCGGAGTCCCGTACATCGCCCGCGGATCGGTGAAGCCCACATCGTAACGCTCGGTCGCCTTGTAGCGCATCGAGTCGGTTTCGAAGTCGCCTTCCATCGTCTTCTCGAGACGACGGCGCATCATCAGCTTCATACCCTCGGGGGCGTCGGTCTGAACCCACCATGCGGTCGCACTGGTCAGACGCGAGATCACAGCGGCACCCTCGTCCAGCAAGCCAATCGACTTGATGGGGTTGATGTCGTTGTTCGCGTTGCCCGCACGAAGCACGGACTTCAGGAGCACCTCGGCCTGGAAGACATTGCCAGGGGCGACCACCAGTTGGCGGGGCACCAGACGGATCTTCTTGCCGTTGTTGTCCACGGCCTGACGGATCTGGATGAGCATCTGCTCAAGCGAGGTCTGCGACAGGTTCGCGGCGGTCGTCAGCAGGTTGCTGAAGGTGCCGTTCACGATGGGGTGCGACGCGCTGTTCAGCGACACACCGTCACCACCAGGATACGAAGCGTTGAATGCGCGGTTCAGCACATTCGCGGACAGCGTCTCCTTGGTCTCGATCAGGGACTGAGCGAGGTGGCGGGCATACACCTGACCGATACGGATGTGGTCACCGTCCTCAACCAGCACTTTGGTCAGGGCGAAGGCGAGGCCATACACCTTGTACACATAGCGCTTGAGGAACAGTACGCCACCCTGCTGATAGGTCACCGGGGTGCCATCAGGCAGTTCCGGCGCAGCGCCGAAACCGTACAGGACAGGTTCTTCGTGGTAGTTGCGGGGAATGCCTTGCTGTTCGCGGAACACTCGGCTCCACTCATCAGCCCGCTGGTCGTAAACGCCATCGAAGCATTCATTCAGGATTGGTTCAACGATTGACCGAAAGTCGGTACTACGCATCGGAGCGGCCATGATTCACCCCTTTCTTAGATGGCATTCACGGACGCATTGAACTGCGACTCGTTGATGGTTACGCGCACAATCGTGTACGCATCGCCCCAAGCGTTGTCGGGGTACGGTGCCAGATCGCGGATCAGCATCTGGGCGCTGTTGCCAGCCCCGACCAGCGTGGTCGAGAGCGTGCATTGCGACAGACCCGTGGTCGTCGAACCGGCGGTGGTGTTGGACAGATCGGCCATGTCGCCGATGGAGGTCTGAGCCAGCGAACCGTCAGCCTGGATTTCGTAAACGATGTTGGGGTCGTTGTAGAAATAGGCCACGCAGGAACCGGTCTGGTACGCCGTGGAAGCGGGCCAGTAGTTCGAGACGCGACGACGGCCAGTGGTGTCGGTGAACTCCACACCTGCAAACGCGCCCTGGAAGGCGTCGCCTGCGGCCGCGACAACGAGGTTGCCGCTGGAATTCAGCTTGACGGGTTGACCCTTGAGAATGTCGGTGTTGTAAGCCGACGCGATACCGTTGGCAAGCGCCTGAGCGCGATCCAGTCCAGACGGATGGAACGCGGGGCGCAAACCGAACGGAGCATTAGTTGCAGACATTGCATTACTCCTTGGTTGATGTCCTTACCCATGGAATATGGGTTCAGGAACGGATCGTTCGATTTCACCAAAGCCTTCGCCTTCAACCCGCCCCAGAGACCTACCTGAGGAGTCACGCGCACCCTGAAGATTTTCCAGTTGGACGCGGATCTTTTCCGCCTCCTCCATGGGCTTCTCATGGTGCATCTGCAACATGATGTCCTGGTACATATCCATCGGGATTTTGAACAGGAGCATCTCATTGCAAGCAATGAAACCAGCGTGCTCTCCAGCCTTTACGCGGAAATTCTCGAACCCGGGCATCTCTTCGGTTTTCACCGGTACATATCCGAGACGGATTCGCTTATCAATGCTGTCGTAGCTGTTGGTCGTTGATAACCAGCAAAGGTGCCAGCCCGGCACTTCGGGCAACTTTGGTAGCGCACTTTGTGTCCACTCATCGCTCCACATCTTTCGACGCTCCTGCGCTGACATGAACTTCTCTTCAGGTGCCGCCCGGCTGGCGTCCTCACTGGCGCGAGTTTCGCGACCACCGGCGTTGAGAGATTTTTTGAGACGAGAATCCATGATGTTCATCCTCTATTGTTTCGTGCCTGCTCGGCGTAGCGTTTGATCATTCGGTTGCGAGTTGAGGGGTCATCCCACAAACCTGCTTCCTTCATTGCCCGTACCTGTTCTGGTTCGAGGACAAAGGTGTTTCCGCTTCCGCGGGCGGCCGATGATTCTCTACTTGAGCCGGTAACGAAACTTCGAGGCTTCCTTCGTGGTTGTTCGTCCTGATCGTGAGTATAGCGATTCGGTAAACGAGCCTGCAAGCGTTTGTCAAACTCGTCCCAATATTCCTCAGTGGCCGGATCCCAGCCCTCCGACGCCAACCGGTTGTCGATCAGCTTGGCAATCTGGCTATCCTCGTCCCCACCGTTGGGGTCGTACCAGGAATTGCGCTCCATCCACTGGTTGGCCAATTTGACCAGCCTGGGGTTGGCCGGGCCTGCCTCGTTGTTCGTGGCCTGCACCGCACGCTGCTTGATGCCCTGCATGGCCTCGACCTTGCGCCGGGCCTCGTACCAGCCTTCCTGGGCCTGCATGAAGGCGTTGCCGTCGGAGTTGTCCGTGGCCTCACGCATCTTGCGCTTGAAGAACTCGAGCCGGGCCTCTTCGTCGGCAATCGCCGAGTCAAGCCGGGCCAGATCGGCGGTGTGCGTCTTGCGCTCAACCGCGGCCAACCGCTCCATGAGTTCTTGGTTTTGCCGCTGAAGCAAGGTCAGGCGCTGATCCTTCTCTTCGTTGGTGCGCTTGATGTATTCCTTCTTCGCACGGCGGCGGGCACGGCGAGCCTCTCGGATCGCATCTGTGTCGCCCGGCTGATCTTCGTCGCCACCCTCTTCCTGGGCGGGAGCTTCTCCGCCCTCGGCCATCTCTACCGTGGCCATGCCTTCCGGCAGTTCCACGACGACTGAGCCGTCTTTTTCCTCGGTGACCTCGAAGACTTCTTCTTTGGTTTTTGGTTCTGTGTTCATAGGAATGCCTTCATGAGAAGCGGATCGCCAGTGACCTTCGCGATGATTTCGTGATCGTTCAGGATCATGAACAGCGCGGGGTCTTCATCCTTTTCGCCGGGGACTTGAACCTCCCAGCGGTCGCCGCCCCACTTGGGGACGCGGATAAAATCACCTGCCGAGCACCATGCGCCCTCAGGCCACGCGACCATCGTGTCGCGGTGCTTGAACGCCAATGGGCCGACCTCGATGACCTTGGCCACCATGTTGTTCCACTTCTCGGTTTCCTTGGTCTCTTCGACCAAGATAATCCCGGCACTCGTTGCCTTTTTTTTGGTGCGGCGCAACTGAACCAGAATGCGTCCGCCAAGAGGTTTGGCACCGGGGTCTACGCTCGGAAATGCCCAAGCTAATTCAGCGGTGTTAACCGCTACCGGCTCATTCATCTTCATCGTGTTCCTTCATCATGTTATCGAGTATGTCGAGGGCTTCTTGTAGTCCCTCGTGTCTTCCAACCAGCCGTTGATAGGCGTCCCAATTCGGCGCATTTCCCTGCGCCAAGGACGAGGCAATTTGAGCCTGCGACGCCTTGATCCCGCCGATCAGATCCGAAATAGTTGCCATTTGGTTTTATTTAGGTTTCGCTTGCGAGAGGCCTCCTTTCTGCTGGGCGGGCTGCTGACCCTTGGGTTGGAGCGAAGAGCCGTCGAGCTTCTCGCCCATGGCGATGCGCTTGTGCATCGGGATCATCATGCTGTCTTGCGGTTTATTGGTAGCCACTTGAACCTCCGAGTTTGGATTGATAGTCGATGACGATGCGCTCCTTGTCGTTCACAAGTTGCGCCGCATCTCTCGTCAGACGAGCCGTCTCGATGCGTTCTTTCAACTCCATGTCTCCAGTGGCGAGCGCCAGCTTGAGTTGGAGTTCTTCCATGGCACGCTGCTGCTCGAACGCGAGCTTCTCCATCTCGCGCTGGATTTCGGCCGCAACCTGCTTGTCCTTGAGTTGCATCTCCGCCTGATCGCGGGCCTGACGGCGTTGCGTCTCGGCCATGCTGGTCTGCAACAACACCTGCGCGTCGGGCGTCATGTCGGGCTTCGGTTTGAACTTCTGCTGATCCTGAACCATCTTCTGAATCACAGGCAGGATGCCTTGCAGCGTTTCCTGCGTGTCCATCTCGGTATGCTGGCTCGCCAGGGCAAAGAGTTTGTCCACGGCCTTCGGATCGTCCAGCAGGTCGTAGTCGCCCAGCTTCTTGCCCATGGACTTCTGCACATAGCCGTTCATGCGCGACAGGTACCAGAGCACGATGTGCTGCTTGATATGCTCGATGGCCTTCGGCAAGAACCCTGGGGCGATGAACGGGTTTGAACCCAGCACCGGGTTCTTCGCAAAGTCCAAGTGAGCCTGGATGTGGCCCAGGTGGTCCTGCTCGGGATACGCGAACGCAGCCTGACCGATGGACATCGCCACATTCTCGTTGGCCGAGTCCATCTTCGCCGGGGGCGGCACATCTGTCATCAGTTCGTTGATACCCGGCACCTTGATCTGCTTCAGGAACCGCTGGATCACCGCCCGGCGGTTGAAGAGGTCCGGGTTCTTCTCCATGATGGCCATGACCGCCTGGGTCTGGGCCATGCGCTGGGTTTCGCTGAAGATGTGCGGGTCGGATACCGGAATCACATCCGTCACCCGGGCGAAGTCCTCGCGCTTCACATCGAGGTCTTCCACGACCTCGGCACGTTTCATGTCATCGAGGTACCAGCGGTTGATCCGCGACAGGATCCGCAGCACCCGGGCCTGCGATTTGTGCAGACGAGCGTGAATTGAGGAGAACACCGCAGCACCCTGCTCGATCAAGGCCTGCGTGGTGCCCACCGGCGCGTTGGAAGTGATGTCGGCGACCTTCTCTTCGCTCGTCGTCACCACGCCCTTGGCGGCATCCGTCAGCCAGCCCAGCAACTGGAACAAAACCGGGCTGGGCGGATTGAACGGCATCGGCATGGCCAGCTTGCGGACATCGTCCACGCCAGGGGCCGCCTCAATCTCGGCCACCTGGGTGACTTCGACCTGCTGGGACTGGCCCGATACCTTCGCTCCCTTGAGCTTCA